AGATGGAAACATTGATACATTACGTGGAAAGATCAAACAATTTGCAAGTACAATATCATTACAAGGTGGACAAAAAGTAGTTATCCTCGATGAGGCTGATTATTTAAATCCACAATCTACACAACCTGCATTACGTGGGTTCATTGAAGAGTTCTCTTCGAATTGTAGATTTATATTAACTTGCAATTTTAAGAATCGTATAATAGATCCTCTCCATTCGAGATGTTCTATATATGAATTTAACCTAGGAAACAAGGCTGAAATAGCTGCGGCATTTATGCCTCGCCTCAAATTCATCCTTGATTCCGAAGGTATCATACATGATGACGCAGTAATTGCTGAACTCATTATGAAATATATACCAGATTGGAGACGTGTTATTAATGAATGTCAACGATATGGTATGAGTGGCCATATTGATACTGGAATACTTGTTACTCTATCTGAGACAAGTATAAAGGGATTGATGGACGATCTCAAATCTAAAAACTTTAAGAAGATGCGTAAGTGGGTTACAGATAACATTGACGTAGAATCGGCAAAGATGTTTAGAATGATTTATGATAATATGTCAAGTTATGTTGAGCCTTCAAGTATTCCTCAGTTAGTTTTAATACTTGCAGACTATTCATATAAAGATAGCTTTGTAGCTGATCATGAATTGAATGTAGTGGCATGCATGACTGAGATTATGTCATCGATTAATTTTAAATGATAATATTTTTAGCAATATCTATTCCAATAATAGTAATATTGTTATTAATATTTAACTAGGAGAAAAAAATGGAATTGACGAGTCTTCAAAAATTACCATCATTAACCGAAATATTTTTCGGTAAAGGTATAGACCCAGCAACCGACAAACCTTATGTCAAAGTAGAACCTAAAAAGGTAGTGTCTAAAAAAGCACTGAAAAAATGAGCATGGCTGAATTAGCAATATATGCACAATTAATTACAATGTTAGGTGTAATAATGATAGTATGGCAACTAGAAAAAGCTGCTAAATTATTACAATTAATGAGTAAATTTTTAGCTGAAGCAGTAGAAGAGCATGCCAATGAAAACAGTTAGCAAAGAAGATCTATTGGATTTATTACTTGACTTCGATCTTGAAGTAACATATAAAACTATGGAAGGTAGCGAACAAGTATTGAATTTGCAAAAAGGATCATTAATACCAGAAACATCGCAATTTTTAAATAATATAATTATGGTTAAGACTATGCATAAATGAATCCATTTGAATTAATTAAATCTATATCCAACACCAAAAAGGATATACTTGAAAATGAGAAAGATTATAATGCTTTTATGGTTAATCGTGGTCTTTCATATTTTCCTGATACAGTCATATATGCTAATGAAATGAATAAGTTCCATCATTTGGATAGCCGCTTGCAGTATCATTTTCTTATAAATACTATTAGAAAACGTAATCGTTTTTCTAAGTGGAACAAATCTATTGAATCTGATAATATCAGTGCTATAAAAAAGTTTTATGGTTATAGCAATGAAAAAGCTCGTGATGTACTTCCGCTTTTAAGTAATGAAAATCTTAAATATATAAGAGGAAGAATACAGTATGGCGGAATTCAACGATGAACTGGTCAATTGGAAACCAGAGATGATGTTAGAAGTAACACTGGCAGAGCCAGACGATTTTTTAAAGATACGTGAAACTCTAACGAGAATAGGTGTTGCGTCAAAGAAAGACAATAAATTATATCAATCATGCCATATATTACATAAACAAGGCAGATATTTTATAACTCACTTTAAAGAGTTATTCTTATTAGACGGTAAGCCTTCTAATCTAACAGAAAATGATCTTAAACGTAGGAACACAATTGTCAAATTAATGGATGATTGGGGACTACTCGCCGCAGTTTCTCCAATAGGTGAAGTTGCAGCTTTAAACCAAATTAAAATAATATCTCATAAAGACAAATCTGATTGGGAATTATGTCCGAAATATAATATAGGAATCAAATGAAACCTGTATAAATAAAATTGAATACGCCGAAAGGGTATTCAAGAACCGTGGCATGAAGCCACATTTATAACCTTGCTATATATAGGAGGTCATTATGACAAACTTAGCATTTAACTTCCCAAGAGATACATTCTTGGGTTTTGATCAACTCTTTAATACATTACAGAATACTACATTCGAGGCCGGACGTGGTCAAGGATATCCCCCGTATAATGTAATCAAAAGAGACGATGGTCACTTTTTAATTGAAATCGCTGTTGCAGGATTTTCAAAAGAAGATATTGATTTAACACTTGAGAAAGGTGTTTTAACAATTAGCGGTAAGAAACAATCTGGTACAGACACTAGAGAGTATGCTCACCGTGGTATTTCTCAAAGGGCGTTTGAGCGTTCATTTACTTTAGCCGACACACTAAAAGTTGTTGGTGCTGATATTGTAGATGGAATGCTTGTTGTTATTTTGGAGAACGATATTCCAGAAAAGGACAAGCCTCAAACTATCAATTTAGGTGACCTGCCGAAATCAGCGAAGAAGCTGTTACTAGGCTAAATACTAAGGAGCACATGGCATATTCAGATCAAGTTTTAGACCATTACAATAATCCACGCAATGTGGGTAAGATGGATATAACTGACAAAAATGTCGGAACTGGTATGGTAGGTGCTCCTTCTTGCGGCGACGTTATGAAGCTACAAATTAAAGTTGTAGATGATATTATTGAAGATGCAAAATTTAAAGCATACGGATGTGGAAGTGCGATTGCTAGTTCTAGCATGGTCACAGAATTGCTCAAAGGTATGTCATTAGAAGATGCAGGAAATATTAAAAATACTTCTATCGTAGAAGCTCTTAGTTTGCCTCCAGTTAAGATACACTGCTCGGTCTTAGCTGAAGATTCAATTAAAGCAGCAGTCAAAGATTATAAATCAAAACAACCAAAGGTACACAGATGAATGACATTAGATTAGTCCGACTTACGTCGGGTGAAGAATTATTATGTGAAAAAACAAATGAATCAGGTTTAACAATTACAGTAAAGGACATTGTAGCATTAGTGCCTACTCAAGAGAGATTAGGATTTATGCCATATATGCCTTATTGTGAAATCGATCAATTAGTAATTAAGAAAGAACATATTTTGTTTGATCTTACACCAACAATGGAATTAGCAGCTCAGCATAAAGCTATGCATAGCGATACAAATATAGTTACACCAGACAAACCAGAAATAATAGTTTAATATGAATCATGACATAAAGCATTATGTCCATAAATCAAGATGGATTAATGATGAACTTTGCAATGAAGTAATTAATACACTTGATATTGAAGACACTTGGTTACCATTTCCAAAAGATGTTGTTAATGCATATCCAGGTGAGGGAAGATCACAAGATGGCATTGCTGGATCAACATTAAGCATTGATTGGGAACAATTCATGGGTGATCCAAATATTCCTGAACAAGAGAGAAATTATGGCTTAGCTCATATGAAAAATCAAGATGTATTAGAAAGACTTCGATCGAGTATACACTCTGGATTAGAGCATTATGTTCACGATTATTTAGATGATATAGAATGGTATGATTACTTCAGAAATTTTACTGATCCTAAATTTATGAAATATGAACAAGGTCATGATATGATAGAACATTGCGATCATGTTGGAGCCATATTTGATGGCACAAGAAAAGGCATTCCAACTGTTTCAATCGTAGGCAATTTAGGTGATGATTTTGAAGGTGGAGCAATACGATTTTGGGATAACACAGATTATTATATGAAGAAAGGCGAACTTATGTTTTTCCCTAGTAACTTCTTATATCCACACAGAGTTCGTAAAGTAACAAAAGGTTTAAGATATTCTTTCGTGAGTTGGGTATGGTAGAACAAGCTACTTTAGATGATATACCCCAGCTTTGTATTTTGTTAGACGAATTATTTAGTCAAGAAGCAGAATTTACTCCTAATCATGAAATACAAGGAAAAGGTCTAAGTAAGATTATAAACAATGAAGATATTGGAGCAATTTTAGTTTGTCGCGCATCAACAATTATGCCTCAATTTAATAAAATAATAGGAATGGTAAATATTCTTTATACAATCTCTACTGCATTGGGTGAAAGAGTAGCTAATCTTGAAGATTTTGTCGTTTTGCCTGAATTTAGAAATATAGGAGTAGGTTCAGAACTTATATCACATGCAATGCTTTTTGCAAAAGCAAAAGGTTGCCAACGAATTACCTTACTTACTGATGATGATAATCAAGATGCACACCGATTTTATGTTAGAAATGGTTTTTCCCGTTCTTCAATGGTTCCATTTAGGCGAAATTTATTAACTACTTAGTATGTACTTTTAGCTCAAAACGTGGTATAATACTGCCATGAATAAAGCTTTTTACACGTCAGCCTTCCGTCACGGCAAGGTCATTAAATATTTAGGCTATGAAAATGGTGAAAAAGTAAAGTTCACTATTCCATTTAAGCCTACTCTATTTGTCACAAACAAAGGTAATAATGCCCACGATTGGCATGCACTCGATGGTACTCCAGTAGAACCTCTCGTATTTGGATCTATGGGTGAAGCTACTGATTTTATTAAATCATATGCAGATGTACCTGCCTTTAATGTTTATGGCAATACAAATTATGTAGTACAATATATTAATGAAGAGTTTCCTGATGAGATCAAATGGGATCGTAATACAATTAATGTTACATCAATCGATATTGAAACAAAGTTTGGTGATGGGTTTCCTGAACCTAAAGAAGCTGATCAGGAAGTAACAGCAATCACAATGAAGAACAATATCGATGATACCTATTATACGTT